CACTTGTACAGACTGAAGACTTGTTCCGCACTGCGTCTGGTATGGATGGACCTGACAGCATGGCAATGGCCACTACGGCTCCATCAAGAATTACAGGTAACACAGCAGATGATAAGCTACCCGACACGTCTATTACAAAAATTATTATTGGTAAATCTGGCAAAGACTTTCCCGAAAAGGCAGCTAAATACCAAGATGCCAAGCAAAAATTAATACCCGGTAAGAATAGAGTTGAAGATGCAGATGCACAAGAACTGTGGAATAGAACGGGCGTACAAGAAGATTTGGCAGATGGTGAATTAGTGTATGAAATACCAACTAGAAATTCAAAATTTAAAACAGAATTGTTTAATGACATATTTACAGAAACAGAAAGTTCTATAAGAAAAAGAAAAAAATCTCCAGAAACAGAGCCTACGTTTAGACTAGAAAAGGCTCCCGACTTTAAAGTTGAGTTGCAAGACATCATCGACTTTGAAGAATTATTTGAGCAAGCGCCTTATCTTCGTAATATAGAAATTAAACCTGTTGGTGGATTAGGTGAACTGATGGGTACTAACGCTGCATATGACGATGTTAAAAATATCATATATCTTAGTAGCGGAAATAAAGACTCACTAATGTCATCACTGTTGCACGAAGTAGAACATGCAGTTCAAAAAGGCGACAATAAAATGTACGCCGGAAGTAATGTCAATAGATTTTTACAAGGCACAGACTATGATTTAAAAGAACATAATCGTTTACGAGATGTAAGAAGGTCTATATCTCGTGATTTATCTGAAAGATTAGAAGACATATATAAAGAAAATTGGCCTCATAATGATATTAGAATGAGAACTACTTTAGATTTATTGTCTCAAATACGAGGAGAAAAACGTAATAAGTTAATTAAAAGAATTACAGATTTAGAAGCCAACAAAAAAGGACAGGTGTTTTTTTCATCTAATGCACCTACCAGCGGTGCTAGGGATTTTAGGGCCATAAAAGAATTTAGAAAAAGTCTTAAAGAGGAGTTAGACCTTCCTATACTTTTTGACGATGGTGATACTTTAGATGCCATAGATGATTTTTCTTTTGCAAATGCTGTGTACGTTATACGTGACTTAGCTAATCCTAGAACGTATTCGCGAAATCCTTTAAAAAGAGTGCGCATGTCTGTTTCGGATAATCCATTAAAAATGGTTACTGATGCCGCTAACAGTCCAGACCTTCAAGATTTAGCTAGATTTAATGAACTGAAATCACAAGCTATAATTAAATATTTGCGTGACCCCGGCGAAGTAACGTCGAGAAATGTGCAATTTAGATTTCTTGCAAGTAAGGCTGACCCTAGTATAATAAGAGTTGTGCCAAGATTAACTGAAGACAAGTCTATTAGACCAGTTGGCCGCAGCTTAGAAAAATTAGAAACAAAAACATCAGAGCAAGTTAAAACTGAAGCCGCACAATCAGGTGTAACTCTTACAGAAGAGGGATATTATTTATCTACCCCAGATGAACTTGCCCGTGCAAAAGGTGCCAGTAATGTTGCAGAGCAGACAGACAATATGATTTCTGTGTTTCCTAAACCAGAAAGGATGTTTCCTGAAGGAGAGCGGCCTAAAGGTGGAGACTATATAAACACACAAACTGGTGATGTGCTAAGTGGAAGAAATGTGTCTTCTGCAAACATAAAGATAAATCCAGATGGCCGACCTTCTTTTAAAGTATCGGATGACGATGTGTCTGAAGTAGGTTCTACGGGAAAAGGTAAATCCAATATCAAAGTAAACTTGTTTAAGAAAAAAGCAGGTTGGAAATGGGAAGATGCTCCAGATGAATTTAAAGATATAGGCACATTGGTTTCTGTAGAGCATAAAGGTAAACATTTCTATACTCTTGAAACGGACTTTTCAAAAGGTGTAACCCTGAAAAAATATCCCGATTCAAAATCAGAACCTAGATTAAGACCCACTGTAGTTGGTAATATTGAAATGGGAGAGCAAGTGGGTAGTATTTCTGTTCGTGGAAAACAACATCCTGTTTATGGAAAAATTATAACTTACGCAAAAGGTGGAGCAGTACCTATGGATAGACAAATGGATATGTTTGACGACGGCGGTCTGATGGACCAAGGTGGCAGCACAGACCCTGTGTCGGGCAATGAAGTGCCTGTAGGTTCTCTACAAGAGGAAGTGAGAGACGACATACCGGCTATGTTAAGTGAAGGCGAGTTTGTAATGCCAGCCGACGTTGTGCGTTATCATGGCCTTGATAAAATGATGGCACTAAGAGATGAGGCAA